TGGTTTTGCAGCCGTATCTATTTCCGTTTCCGAAAATGACGGTAGAAAAGGATACAGGCTAAAAATAAAGGCAGCAGAAAGCGCGCATAGGGATACCACGGATGGTCTGCATGCCAGTATCCGTGCCGTCCCTGTGGAACGGTATCATAGCGGTAACTGTCGGGGAAAAAGTTGATCCAAACCGTTACTGCCAGCCATAAGGCTATATCCCTGACTGCTTTCATTTACTTCTGCTCCTGTTTAAATTCCCAGCAATTCCATTTCAAAGCGCGAACGCCAACGGGATTGCGCGGTTACGATGCAGACTTTCAGACGGCGGTCTTTTGCAGTGTACTTTAACCAGCTTTCGTAAAATGCCTCAAGGACTTTACCGGCATTATTAACCTTGCTTTGCTTCAACACTTTAAACACTTCATCACGGGTTTTACTTTTCAGATAGCTTCCAAACGACGAATTCCCAAAAATAAGCGGAATTTCGTTTGGCGCAAGTTTGACAATACTTCCTGCAATACCGTCTGCCAACACCGCCATCGGCCTGATGCGCTCATGGCAGGTCGCAATTTCGTCAAACATCTTGTCCACCATATCAACGACGGTTTCGGTAATTTGACTGGGCTGCACCTTGACAGCTCCGTCGAATAAAGCGTTAATAATTTTAACATAGGCTGTACGTTTTGCCTGATCCATAAATAAACCTCCATAAAAAAGCCCACCCTCAGGCAGGCAGAAAAAAGCCGTCCTTTCGGACGGCTAAAATTTAAACAATAAGACAGACAATACCCGATAAATCGCCCAAGGGTGAATAATCAAAATTGCCGCTAATGCGGCAGAGGATATGCAACGAATGTGCTGCACCATCGATACCCTTCTGAAAAGATATACTGCCTGTCTTTGGTAGATGGAATGGGACGGAAAAACTAAGAGGCACCTCCTGCGGAGTCCTTATATACAGCGGCGGAGGGCCAGGAACCCATACGGAAAACTTTTCGTTACGCGCTATCCTCTTTTCAGGTGACTGAATCGTAACCTCCCGCTGAATCACACCATCCATGTGCAGTTGTAGACTGACAACTGCACCATTTTCTGCAACAGCAAAAACCGGCGGCACGATAACCGTCCGGCGTGTTTTTCGGCTATCAGGGATTTGGCATATCAATTCCTGATAACCTAATGGCGACTGCTTCAGCTCAAACGTCCTGACCGCCACGACATCTCCGATGATATTAGCGGCCTCCAAATCCACGGCTTCAATTCGCGCGCCACGTATCGTACCACCCTTAATTAGACCTGCATTGACGGTTGCACCATTCAGCGTTGGGGCTTCGATAGTCTGGTTGGCAGCGATGTGCTTTGCCAGTATCGAACCAGTCGCGAACAGGTCGCCGTTCAAAGCCTGCTTCGCCTTGCCGTTTTCGATAACGGTAACGAAAGCGGGCGTAACCGTCTTATCTTTCGGATCGACATAAGCAACTTTATCTGCCATCAGGAGGATTTCGCCACTTCCCGTCTTTCCATCGGCTCCCACTGCAACCCCTGCAACTGCCCGACGACCGCCTGCTATTGCCTCAGTCTTCAGCGTGTACAAAGACTGTATTTTCCCTCCTATCTCTGCAACAGCAGAACTGGCCTGCTGAACTTTAGCCGACAAGGTAGTCAAAGCAGACGTATCGGCGTTACTGTCCTCCGGTGCAGGACTCCAGTCAGTTGCTACCGTGCCGCGCTCCAGTTTTACATTTGAAACCTTGATGGATTCTGATGTCTGATACCGCGCCTGAACGATGAAGCTTCGAAGTGCTTTAACCTCTTTGGCAACCGTGTGTTTGGCGACAATACGCTGTTTCAGCGTTTTGGTCGTACCGCTGACGGCTTCGCCGTACCACGCAGCAAAATAACCTACCGAGTTGTCCGCATAGATTACGGAAAATTCCGCACCGATTCGCGGGTATGGTTTGCCATGAGGCGATGTGGCGTTTACCAGTTCGATATCGCACGAGATAATCAAACTATCGCCTTGCTTCAGATCCAAAGCAGACGAAACGTCGATAGTGACGGTTTTGGTCTGATTATTCTCGCTAGCGGTCAACACTTTGCCGGCTGTTCCTGTTGATAAGGCATAATTCCGACCGCCGACTTCAACATTCTCCAGCTTCGCCGTCAACGTGTTGATCTCAGACGACCTGGCAGCATCCTGACGTGTTACGGTTTCCCGCAATGCCGAAATACCGCTTTCTGCATTACCAAGTCTGACAGCCAGTGTTTCACGCGCCTGCGCCTCGGCTCTGTCGCCATCGGTACGGGCTTTTTTTTCGGCTTCCAGCCCGGCGGCGGTATTGCCTTGCGCAGACGTAACAGTTTGGATTTGCTGCGCCTGCTGCTCATTGACAGCTTCTGTTGCGGCAATACGCGTACCGATTTCGGATGACTTTCTGGCAAGCTCGGCAGTTCGGGCAGATGATTCCGCCTGTATTGCCGCCGTTCGCGCCCGTGCTTCCTCCTGTAAGGCTTTAGCACGTTCCGCTGCCTCTGCAGACACTTTCAACCCCGCAGCCGCAGCCATATCACGATTCAGCGTGTCTATCAGCTCCCTGCTTAATGCAGACTTCCCGATTGCACCCTGAATCTGCTGCACTATCGGCGCAGGATTGTTATCTGCCCTACCCTGTACGGCAGCGGTAAATTCCCCCGTATTTCCTGCAATATCACGTATGCGCACCCAGAAATAATAAACGTCGGCAACGCCGACGCCGGTTAAGGTATAACTGTTTTGCGGATACGCCAGCGACGCGAGTTTCGTTGCCGTCTGAAGATTGTTGGTCTTGCTATACCACAGCTCGAAAACCAAATCGGAAACAACGGTTTGCGGCAATACCCAATCCACGGTCACAGACAGTGTTTTCGGCGTCGTCCTCAATCCGGTAACGGTATAGTCGATACTCCAAGCCTTAACCAACGGTGCGGACAGTACACCCCGTGCATTACGGCCGCGTATTTCCGCCCGATAATTGCCGTTCGGCAGATTTTCCAAACGAATTTCCGCTGTCTGTGCATCAGGGATATGGCGGTATAGGCTGTTGTTACGGTAAATCTTAATATCGTAAGTTAAAACCTGACCGTTTGCGGCCAGGTTGTCCCATGTCACCACAACTGTCCCACCGTCGGTATTGACAGCCGCATCGGTCAACACAGGGGCAGTGTTGTGCAGCGTGGTAATTTCATGGTCAAAATGCGCAAAACTATCCACGGCAGCATATTTTTTCGGGTCATGCAGCAACGCGGTAACGGTATAAGTACCCGCATCCGTATTCTCTTTGATGCCGATGGCACGGTAGAGGCGCGGCTTGACTTTGCCGGATAAAACCCACGTATCGCCAGCCTGCAACGGCACCTCACGCTCCAAAGTAACCTTATTGCCTGCTGCCGCAGTTATCTTCGCTGATTTCAGACTACCGCCTTCAGAATAAAACACCAAGGCTCCGACCGCATCGGATACAGGTCGATCCAGCGTCAGCACATTGCCCGAAATGGCGGCAACACGTCCAGACAACTCTGCACCTGCGTATTGATTGTCCATAATCTGCACGATGTCGTAAGGCAGATGCTTCAACCCCTCACGCCCGATTTCAAACGTTACGGCGTTCTGCTGCCGCAACTCAGTTTGCAGCGTCCATGCGCCGAAACGTGCCGCCTGCCCGCGCGAATCGCAGCCGAACGCAGTAATCTGCTTGATATTCAAACCATAGCGGGCAATGGCTTCGTTGTCGGCTACATATTCTGTTTTAGCGCGATAGCCATCGTATTTGTCTATATACTGCACATGAACAGCAGTATGAATGGACTTCAACGCTGCACCCGCATAATTAAACAGGCCGTCTTTAACATTGGCATTGGTATATTGCGCCACCGGATCGGCGTCGGCATCCATGACGACGGATACTTGCTGTCCGTTCCAAACCGGTAAACCGGTAAAGACGCTGGCAAGATTGTTCAAAAATTCACCTGCCTGCATCAGGTCGGTAATGTAGGCGTTGCAGACGAAACGCGGCTCTTTGCCGCCGAAGCCGTCATCGACCGGCTCGTCGCAATATTTCCCGATTTGGTACAGGCTCCATTTGTCTATGTCTGCCACATTCAGACGACGTGCCAGCGTGGAAAATCTCGGCTGGGTCAGCACATCGTAAAAAACCCATGCCGGGTTGTTTGTCCATGCGGTTTTGAAACTGCCATCCCATGTTCCACCCGTATATTGGCGGGTTTCAGGATTGTAATTGGACGGCACTTTGACCAAGCGGCCTTTCATCAAATAATTGCGACGCGGAATCTGATTCCCGAACTGCGCCGAATCAATCGACAATGCCGCAAACGCGGTATGCGGATAGCTCAATTTCGCATCAACGATTTCAACGTAGGACGAAAAATAGGTATTGTTGCTGACCTTGTCGGTCTTGGAATCAGGCGAAATTCGGAAAACGCGGATATTGAACGGCACTTGCGGCACCACATCAAATTCGACATCCTGATAATATGTCCCGCTGGATTTTTCATTGAAACGCACCTGATTTGATGCCTGCACACCATTGCTGTTTATCAACTCAACGCGCATTAAGGTATCAGCAGGCACGGTGTCGCCGTTGTCTTCAACCTGTGCATTCCGCTCGACAGCGACCGTAATCCGCAAACGGCTGACCAATTCGTCGGTAACGGCGCGAACCATCGGCTGATTCTGCTTCACCGCAGCCGAAACGGCTACGGTGCGCTCGGAAGCATCGAAACCCGGAACATAGGACTGGTCTTGCTCGCCACGCTGGAAATAACCCGTAACTCCATTAAAATTGTAGCTGCCGTCCGAATTTTGGACAGGAGTGTCATCAAAATACACGCTTTTGAACGGCGCATCATCGCCGTTGGCAAACCCCGAAACCACACCTTCGGATACCGCATCAATAATCCGCAGCGACTGGGCGCTGGATAAACTGTTTGGGGCTTCATAAGGTGTCCGTTGTCCTCCGCCCGATTTGCCGCCCATATTGTTTCCTTTCCTGATTCAAAACCTTACTTCACGGTATTCAGAATACCGATCAAAGCCCAAAAATACACAAACAAAAACAGACACGCCGCGAAGTTTGCTCCTTCGCGGCGTTTCGATTTTTCAGACGACATTTCAGCCCGAAAACGCCGCCTTATAATTGCGCGCCCGCACGCTGTCGTCTGAAAAGTCGGTACGGTATTTCTGCCCGTTCGGCGCGGTTGCTGCTACGCCTTGAACGAATGTCTTGGACAAACCCAAATTCAACACCGCACCTGACGAAGCCGCCGTCGATGACGGTTCGATACGGCGGGACTGCACACCCTGCGATACAACACGGCTGCCGCAGTAGCAAAGCCCGTAAGCCAACGGCACAGGGCGACCCTGTGCCGTTGTATTGGCAAGGTTGGAAAAAGCAGAATTCTTACTCTCCTCCACCCCCTTGCCGTCGGCATCCAATTTGGGCTGTTTGGTCAACATTTGGGCGACACCGCCAGCCACCATACCGATACCGACGGCGATAAGCTGCGCACCACTGGCCCAACTCGTATACGCACCGACTACAATCAAAACCACTCCGACAATGGTTTGGATCAACCCGCCATTTTTACCTGCACCCTGTACGCGCGGAACAATGTGCAATACACCGTCAGCAGGTCGTCTGAAAACGCTACCTATCGTTTCTTCCGACTGGTCTTTACCGTCAAACCGAACCTGATACACCCCGTCCCGAATCCGCTGACGCAAGCCTTTGATTTGGGTAAACAGAGCGTGCAGGGCTTCGGCTGGCGTCTCGACGTGCAAAACAAAACGGCGGCCGTATTCGCGAAGGCCGCCGTACAGACAAACAGTAATCATGCTTGCTCCATATGGGTAAAATCGTTCTCAAGTGCCTGCATCATGGCCGGCTCGAAATCGGGATGCCGCCAAACGCTGTGCGTAACATCCGCCCAATAGCGGGTATAAGGTACACGGCAGCTCAATTGATTGTAGGCATGGTGCAGCATCCAGTCGTTGCCCAAATACAGGACGGCATGGGACGCATGCCCGCCCGTTGCCGTCAAGACCACATCGCCGGCGCAAAGGCCGTCTGAAACACGGGAAAACCCGCAGTTTTCCAAATGCTTTTCCCAAAAGCCCGCCGCTGCGTCCTCATCCATATCACCGCGTGGATGGTCGGGAAAAACCAGCCCCATCAGCATGAAGGCATCGCGCACCAGCGCGCCGCAATCCGTCTTGCCGTATTCGAATACACGCCCGCGCAAATGCGGAACGGGGCGGAACAGTTTCAGACGGCCTTGTGTAACCAAAATCCAAGGCAAGCCCGTTTCGACCTGCATCCATCTGTCTGCACCCGATAAAAACGGCTCGCCGCGCGGATGGGAATGCACGACTGCCACAATCTCGCCGACGCGCTCCGCCGCCATCCAGTCGTCAGCGGAAATCTCAAAGGTTTCATGCGGATTTTCGGCGCAATTGGACAAAGGCAGAAACTCATAGCCTTCATAACTGAAAACCAAAACCCCGCACATTTCAGACGGTACGGCTTCTTCAGCACACGCCAGCATTTCGCGGCGGGCTTCTTCACTTAACAAATCCAAATCCATCATGTCGTTACCTTATCACTAGATGGGAAACCGCCGAACGGCAAAACTGCCGTCGCGCCAAACCGCGCCCTACATCCTGTCAGTGTTTTGCTGCATACGTCTTTGGACGCATCGTCCGTGGGCATATCGAAACGGTCGGCAACCGCACGCCCCGTATAACCGCACCCTTCGCCGCGATACTGCCAGCAGCAGGTATTTGCCAGCATAATACGGGCGGGAATGACCGAACCATCCGATTCGGACGGCGCGGCAAGTTCGAAGGTTGCCGTTTCTGCATTCAATGCCGTCATCCGTTCAACCAAATATTTGCCGACGACTTCCTGCATCGGGTCTGCGGTCGGATTGCGCCCGGACTGGAAATTGACCGCATCTAAAAACTTGGCATAGGTTTGACGGCGCACAACCAGCACGCCGACGAGCTGACCGAACTGATCCGCCGCGCCCGTAATCAAACCCAAGAGATTCGATACCGTCAGCGTCGGACGGTTACCCGCGCCTTGCGAAGTTGATTCAAAGCCGTCAGCCTTAATCGGATAAGGCTCATATGCCTGTCCCTGCCAGACAACCGCCGTACCCCGCTCGTTGACCTGATTGCAGAAATAGAAAACCCGACCGCCCAGCGGCCGCAAGTCCACTTGCCACAAATCGACCAAAACATCCTGCTGCGCGGCAGACAAGGCTTGCAGCATCACACCCGACATGGCCTTTATACGCGGATTCATGAAAGCACCTCCTCAAACGTACAGCTCAATTCGTAGGCTTTGCCACCCTTCGCCGTTTCCTAATATTCCGATACCTTGACCAATACAGGCACGCCGTCGGGCGGTCTCCAATTAAACGGCTCAACACCGCGCCGGGCATCAAAAAAGGCTTTGATTTCTCCCATCAAAGCCTTTTGTCCGACTATCTTAATCTCCCAGCTTCGCAGCTTCGGTTTCAAAGATTTAGGCTGCCGTTGCTCGTAGCCGTCGCCAAAGCGGACGGAACGGACATCGAATTTATGTACAGCCTTATTGTCCGAAGCAACACGCCATCGGAATGTTTCAGTCATGATCGGTTCCTTTCAGACGACCTATTTATGGTAAGTACCGTTTTCACGGTACACATTCTTGACATACCACTGTTCCACCATGCCCGGTATGGCAGCGGCAAGATGCTTCGCCATCTCCGTATCGGCACTGCTGTCCGATTCGGTGCTACCGTCCCGATTTATAGTGATGTTGACCTGCATGCTTCCAGCCCCGGCCGAACGGACTCCGGTCAAAACGGACGGCAGTCCTACTGCGCCGCCACCGGCATAACCATTCAACCGCAGCCGCTCGACAGCCGCAACGCCGCCGTGATTACGTACGTCCCGCTGGGAAAATACGACTTCGCCCTTGTGAACAATGCCGGCAGGCTCATACTTCCCGCCGTAGCCGGTATAGCCGCCGCCGGAAAACAACGCGTCGAACTGCGTACTTCCTCCACCGACAATACCGCCGTCGGCATAACCCAACGCCGACTTCATTGCATTGACAATCGCCATTTTAATCAGCATTTTTGACAAATCCTGCAAAATGGAAACAGTCAGGCTTCGAAAATCAAGTTTGCCTGTGGCAACAAAGTCTGCCAGCGCATCCCCCATTTTGTCGAAGGTTTGTACGGTGGCATTTTCCATCGCCTGCCTCATCGTTCCGAATGAATCGATGTAGCTTTTCAAGCCGGACTCGATACCGCCGCGCCAATCATTGTCGCTGTCTGCACGCGCCTTCTGCATTTGAGAAAGATTGCTCATCCCTTCCGCCTTGCCGCGCTCCAATAAATCGATACTTTCCAACGGCGCACCTTCTTCACGGGCTTTCGCTATCTGTCTGTCCCACAGTCTCGCCAGCGTCAGTTTCTCGATTTCTTCACGGGTTTTGCCGATAAGCGAAATTTCAAACAGCCTGTCATCCAACTTTTCTTTCGAATCGTCGGTCATTTGCTTCACTATGTCGGAATATTTTTTGGAGGCGGCCGTCAAACTATCCTGCGCATCGGCCTTCTCCGCCAGCTCGCGGGCATCGGCCTGCTGCTTCAGCGTCCAATCGCCGAAAGTCGGGTCGGACAACAACTTCAACTGTTCGCCGATGGCGCGGTTGCCGTTTAAAATTTCCAGCACCCGCTTCGCTCCCGCCTCCGCCGCCCGACGGTTAAAATCCTCGTGCCATTTTTCGTAGCCGGAAAGAGGTTCTTTCTCCACTCCCTTAAACAACCCGAGGTGCGCCATATTTTTCACCTGGCCCTCAACACCGCCGGCAAATCGCGCAGCCGCCTCTCGAGAACGCCAGTTGAAATGCCAGTGGTCGCCGGTTGCTACCGTACCGTTTTTATTGCGCTGTCCGGCAAGTTCCAGTTTAAGGTTAAAATCCTGCCCGTTTTTAAACCCCAACGACTCAAGATAACGGGTCATTTGGGCGACAACTTCCTGTTTCTGCTTCATCCCCATACCGGGAGAAGGAGTGGCATCAAATGCCAATCCACTGTTATGCAGGCTGTTTTTCCCAATGTGGTATCGATCTCGGAAGGCGCCGAAACGGAACAGACGGTCTCCCAGCATCTGCTGCATGGCATGCGCGAAGGCATATGTTCCGCCTAGCGCTTTGCCGCCCGCTTCGGCTCCCGGTTTAATCCTCAAGCCGTTCGAAACAGTGGGGTAGCTTGTTTTATCCGTTTTTTCTTTCTGTCGTTCGTGTTTTTTCTCGGCAAAACTTTCATTAATCAGCTTGGCATTTGCCGCGTGCTTATTAATGATTTCTTGCCGCTTTTTCGCGTCAGTGATGCCGTCCAACGCCTTTTTCCGTGCTTTGTCGTTTTTAAGCAGTTCGCGCTGCCGTTGCTGCTCTCGAGTGGCATAACGTTCCGAAACAGCCTCCAATTCGGCTATACCTTCAGTTCGATTTTGGTTCTGCTTCTGTTTCTGCCGCAAAGTTTCAGCAGCGGCTGCCTCCTTGTCGATTTCGGCACGCAACCGGGCACGCCGCGCATAGGCTTCCTGCAGCTTACGCTCACCCTCTTCACCCCAAAACAATTGTGTAACCGGATGTTTCTTGCTGGTTTCGATTTGGGAAATAAACGAATCTAGCGCGGCAATTTCATCCAGCTTGGTCTTGTCCCTACCTATGGATTTAACAGCATCCCATGCCTCCGACGCACTTTCTTTAATATCCTTCCACGCCCGCTCAATCAACCCAAGATTACCCAGTACGCGTTTTGCCATATCCTCCGACTCTTCGGAGAATTTCCGCTGCACCAATGCAACCGCGTCCTGTTCCCGACCTTGTGCCTGCAAAGCCTTGACCTGCTGGTAAACATCGGCAGTCATTGTCCGGTAGGTGGCTGATAGGGATACCACAGCTTTCAGTGGGTCTTTGGCGATTTCAGTATATTTCTCAACCAAATCGTCAATACTTTGCCCCGTTGCCTGCGACTGGAGGGTAATACTCCGGGCGAACTGTTCGTAATTGTCCGTTGCAACCTTGCCGCTTGAGACCAAGGCCGTAATTGCAGCACGCGCATCAGCATAGCCGCCCGTCGCTGCCCCGACCGAAACAGCGATTTCCTGCATCCTGTCTGCAGTAATCCCTGCTGCATCTCCGGCAAGTATCAAGGCTTTACGGTATTCGCACGATTCCTCTGCCCCCTGATACATCGCATAACCCAATGCCGCAATGCCGCCGCCCAACCCCGCGACAGCAAGGCGCATAGGGGAAATGACCGTGGCCAGTCCCTTAAGCATACCACCGAAGCCGCCATACATATCACGCAACTGCCCACCCTGTTGAATCATGATCAGAAACGGGCTTTGCCCGCCTGCAAGCTGGGTAACGATGTCGGTAATTTGTGCCGGGGTTTGCCGCAATGCGTTATTGAACTGCTTGACAGACTGCGTAGCGCGATTGGTCTGCGTATTATGCCTGTCCAATTGGGACAGTAGCGGATTAAGCCGTGCAATATCGATACCGCGCTGGCGCGCAAGCTCTTCGTAATACTCTCGGTTTGCCTTACCGCCTGCAATCTTAACGGCTATATCGCGGCGGATGGCATTCTCCAGAGAAGCCAAAGACCGTTCCGTCCGCTTCGATGCCGCCGACACTACCGTCGATGATTTCTCTGCTCCGTCGCCACTATGTACCAATCCGTCAGAAATACGCCGCCCCTGGGAAGATGCCACATCCCCCAAAGACTTGATGGATTGTTTTGCCTTTTCTACGCCGCTGACGACACCGCCAGTTTCGGCGGTAATATAAATCTTGGTTTCGTTATTCATGTTCGCCTGCCCACATTGACAACACTTCAAGCTCCATCAGGCGGACTTTCTCCAACAGTGCTTTCCGTTTCTTCGACTTGATATTGCCGCATTCCATAACTGCTGCGACTGCGGAATAATCCAACCCCGTCGCACCCGACATTCCGATACGCCACTGCGTCGATACTCCAATAAACAGTTGCACCGCCTGCCAGTTGCACGGCCATACGCCAAAAGTGGTCTCCTTTTCTGAAAAATCGTCCGCCGAAAATCCGAATACATTCAATTCCGCCGCGTCAGGCTGCTTCTCATAAAGCGCACGCGCGGCGGCAATCAGTTTCCCTCGCGGGCATTGAAAACTTCCTCAACATAGCCGTTGACGATGGCAAACACCGCCATCGGATAGCTATCCAGCAGGATTTCGACATTCTGCCGGTCGAATGCTTCTTCCAAATCCCAGCCTTGAACACAATCTAAGACGGTATCTGCCGTCCAGCCGTCTTTATGCTTTTCGGTAAATTCTTTCATTGCCTTGCGGCCGCGCGCCTTAAATTCAAATTCGACGTCCGCAGGTTCTGCACCGGGAACAGGGATTTTTACGGTATGTCGGAAAGTTGCATCAGGCTTCAAAGTGAGTTTTGCCATTTCAATACTCCAAATAAATAAGGTTGCCCGAGTAACTCGGACAACCTTGATATGCCGATAAAATCAATAACGGTTTACTTCGCCGGAAATGGCGTAGGACAACGTTACCGCCATTACTTGGTTACGAACCAATTCGGGGGTTTTATTCATGCTGGGATAACCGTTATAGCAAATCAGCCCACCACCTTTCAAAACCACTTTCAAAGGCCACTTGCCGCCTTTATCGCTGCATTTTGCAGCCGCCTTGTAGCCGGACAACGAAGTATCGTCAGCGATCTTAATCGACATTGACATAGCTGATTTCGTGGATGGGATTTGCTGGTCAAAATCGTCCTCCAGGAAACCAAAATCCACATATTGCTGCTCGCCGCCACTGGTCGAAAATTCTACAATTTGCGAAACTTGCACCCAATCGGTAATTTTCTGAACAGCACCAATACCGCTGCCTGCCGGAAACTCATCTGCATTGGAAGTATCAATGCCGGTCAGCTTGAATGTATCGGCTTTGACATCGCCAATCTGGAAAACGCGTTCATTCAACTTTCCCCAGCCGCTTTTAAACAAAACCAAATCGCCGTTGGCAAACCCGTGTCCTGCTACCGTCAGGACGCATTCGGCAGCATTAGTTGCCACCGTAGCTTTTTTCTCCGCCGCCAAAGCGGTCGCAATGTGAACGGTCGCACCGTTCGGTAATTTCACTGCCATACTTTAACTCCAAATTAAAGGCAATCTGAAATCAGACTGCCGTATCAAAATAAATTGCCTGCCATCCTTGCTGATAATAGACGGTAACGGCCTCGCCGCTTTCGTCGGAATCGATATTCAGCAAATCAGGCACCAGATTTTCCAAATCACCAACACCCAAATCGGAATGTTCGGCAAACAACTGCCCAATCAAAGACAGCATCTCTTCCGCCAGTTCGTCCGCACCGGAAGCAGCCTGCACGCAAACCAACGTAACCAGCCGCACCGTATGCCGGTAGGTAGGCGGAAAATCAAACGTTTCCTGTTCTGTTCGGCGACGGTCAACGTACACCACAACACACGGCAACTGCGATTGCGCAGGCGCGAAACCACGCCCGGAATACACGCGCTGGAACTTCGTTTTCAGCACATCTGTCGCCGCATTGCGGATTTCAGTAAGTCGGCTTGTCATGTATCGCCCTCAATTGCACAACAACCATTCCGCAGCCGTCAAAATCGGTTTCCGCCACCGCATAACGTTTGCCACGCACGGTAACAACCACCGACTTCACGTCTTCCGGCAGGTCGTCTTCAGTAACGATGATTTGCGGGTCGGCATTGGCAACGGCAACGCCAAACCCGCTATCCGTTATAAATTCACGGTCAAATATCGCGTTTACCTCTTTACCGCCAATCATCACGGTTTCACCGAAATCGGCAGGATTGGTAAACACGTTCAGCGGCTCGTTAAACACTGCCGTCCTCGCCGCCCTCACCGGATGCGTTACCGCTATCTTCAGCTTCGCCGCCATCGGCAACAGGGGATTCGGCCTCTTTGGCAGGCGCTTCTGCCGCCCAACCTTCGCGGATATAGACAGCCGCCGCAGATTCGTCCACCGAATATTTTTTCCCTGTGGCAAACGTCTGTTCACCATCGAAAAAACTACGGGTCGGGATAATTTTGATTTTTGCCATTTTTAATACCTCAATTAATAAGGTCGTCTGAAATTCAGACGACCTTGGGTTTCACAATCAAGCAGCCGCGATGTCTTTAATGGCGGCAAAGGATTCGACATGACGGACGGCAATATCCACATCTTGCAACGTGGTGATGCGTACCGCGCCCGTAGTAGACTTGGTGTACGGATCAACAATCACATCCAAAACGCCCCAGTGCGCAATCATCAAATCAGACCAGTTACCAAAAATCAGCGGGCTGCATTTGTTGGCCGCCGTGCCTTTGGTCAGGTTGGACGGAATTTGGTTTGATACCGCGCAACGGTAGCCGTTCAACGGCGTTGCGCCGTCCTGCCAGATGTAGCCGGACACGCCGTCGGCCTTCAGCTTGGTTTTCAGCAGACCGCGGACGCGGGCATTGGTGATGTATGCCAAATCGCCGATGTCGGCATTGGCGGCGGCAATGGCACTTTCCAAAGCGACGATATGCTTCCATTCGGGCGCACCGCCGTTCGCACCGATTTCCACCGCGCCGATGCCGGCGGTATTCAGGATGCCGGTCGGTTCGTTGCCGGTACCTTTGCCGTTGATGGCCGCCAAATCGATACCCAGCATCATCGCTTTCAATAATTCGCTGCGGGCGAACTGTTCGGCAGACAGCGAGGATTGCAAAATGAATTTGCGGCTCAATTCAGTATTGGCGGTAACGGTTTTCGGTTTCAGGCTCATTTGTCCGAAAGTGGCATTCGATTCGGTCGCGCTGCCGTTTTCATCCACCCATTGAACGGTGTTTCCGGTCAGGTGTTTCGGAATAGTGATGTCGCCGACCAAGCCGTCCAGTACGGTGGCGCCCAACTGGGCAACGGCAAGTCGGTTGCGCAGCAGTTCGATGAACAAGTCTTCGCGGAAGTCGTTTTCGATGACGTTGCCGCCGTTTGCCGCATTGCCTTTGCTGTAAGCGCGGGCAATCAAATCAGTCGGCACAAAGAAGCCTGCCGCTGCGCGACCATGTCGTTTTTCCAACTCTTCCGACACTTCGCGTTCCAAGCCCGCTTTGTCCCATTTGCCGGTTGCGGCGGCAGACATGGCGCGGAGAAGGGAAAATTCACGCTGTTCTTTATCAGTCATGCCGATTTCACCGGCGGTAACGGTCGGCTTCGTCTGCATGTTTGCCATGATGGCGGCGCGTAATTGTGCTTCACTGCCGCCCTCTTTAATAACCTTTTCGGCTGCTTCGATACCGCCGTGGGCGGCGTAACTGCGACCAATGGCCAGCAGTTCGGAAACGCGCGCGCGTTCGTTCTGCATACCGCGTTCGGCGGTGTTGTTGGTATCGGTTGCTGCGGCGGCAGGGATTGCAGCGGCGGAAGTTTCCACCGTAGTGGGCGTTTGATTTTTATCCATGTTTCGATTTCCTTTTTCAGGGGTTGGGTTTACAGGGTTTTCAATAAATGGTTCCACCGACCTGCCTACACCTACTGTCGGGTCTGCAGGAACGGTTACAAAACTGATTTCATACGGCATCCAGCGGGTAACGATGTAACGGTAGCCCTCATCGTCAGTATCGGGATTGTCCAATACCATATCCTCCACTCGGTAGCCGACGCTGATATGGCGTAGGATGCCGTCTTGCACGTCTTGGAATTTTTCCGTTGCCTTCGTACCGTTGCCAAAACGTACCAAGGCACGGCCGCGCTTGTCGGCATCAATCCAAGCACGTTCGATGATGCCGATTTGGTCGTCCCAGTCATGATTGAACAACACCGCGCCGCCGTCGTTCAGGCGGCTTAAGTCAACAGCACCCTGCGCATGACTTAATACTTCATCACCGAACCAACGGCGTACCGATTCTTCGCTGGAAAACGCCACTTCGACCGTCCGTTTTTCAACATCAACACTTTCGCGCTGAAATACGGCAAAGCGGCTCATTTGCTGCATTTGCGCCTTATCAGGCTTCATTTTCTTCATTCGGGTTATCCTCCGATTCCGGTTCTGCCGCCGATGCGGCCGGTTTTACGTCGGCAATGATTCCTTTTCCTGCCAACATCTGGTTTTCCTGTTCGATTTGGGTAATAACATCTTCAAAATCCAAACCCATTTCCGCGCAAATATCGCGGCGGGATTTGACTGCCAGCGCCACCGCCTCTTTATGCGCATTAATATCTTTCAGCGGGTCAACCCACGACCAGCGGCGCCCCTGCCAGTTGCAGGCCTTGAACTTGTCCAGCTTGCCGGCAGGCAGCGATTTGCCGGACGGCATCTTGATTGCGCCCATTAGCAACGCCGCCTCAATCCAGCGATCGAATACGTCATACAAGAACGCGTCGGCAAACCAGTTTTGCAACGTCATCCATGTGTCGCGTTCCTCCAGCGTCCCGCTGCGGATACTGGAAAAGTTCACGCCCTCAAGGTCGTTCGCCAAGCTGTGATAAGCCACGTTCAAACCGCTGGCGATACCGCGCAGGCTGGCTTTGACGAATGCGTCGTAATTGGCGTGCGGGTAATCCGGATCAAACGGCGTAAAGTCGTAACCCTGCGGCAGTTCGTGAAACGTACCCGGCTCGACCGAATCGATTAAATCGATGCTGCCGCGCCCGTTATCGACCTCTTGCCCGTCAATCGGCGGCATGAAGTTGTCGGCGTCTTCCGTCTGTTTGAAAAAGCCCATTTTCGATGCACCGACACGGGCAGCGATAATGGCCGCTTCCTGATAGCCCGACAGGTTTTGCAGGCCGATGATGGCCGAAGCCACCCACGGAAAGCCGCGCCGCTGCTCTGGGCGGTCATGCAGGAAAATATGGCTGATTTGCTCTGCCGGCACCCGTTCGCGTAAATTGCCCGTATTCGTCTGTCCGTATGATTCGCCCGGATGTGCCGTCCGCAACCAGTACGCTACAGGACGGGAATAGCTGTTTAACTCAACACCCATGCGCACGGCGTTACGCCCGTTTTGCTGCGGAACGTTGTATCCCGTATCCAAACGGTCAATATCCAGCACCTGCAACGCATAGCCGTAATCATTGTCAAACCCTGAAATATGACGAATCAGCACTTCGCCGTCCCGCGCCACGCTGCGAATCAGCAGCCGTTGCAGGTCGGTAAAAGACATCTGGCCGGTAACGTCGCACACGCCGCGCCGCGCCCAGCGGGAAAACGCTGCTTCAATGGCCTTGTTCGCCAAGGCATCGGGCTTGTCGGCGTTATCCAGCAAAACACGCATTTGCAGGGCAAAACCGTCGCGCCCGATAACGTTGCTTTCGACCATATTCAAAAACTTGCGCATGTAGTCGTTGTCGCGTGCAAGGCTGCGGGCGCGAGTGCGCAGGCGGTCAAGGTCTGACCGCGCCAAAGCGTCCGCCGACCAGTTTTGCGGCTGCCACGAAGCCAGCGACCCGACCGGACGCGCCCCTGCAAAGTTGCGGCGGGCTGTTTTCGGGACGGCTTCCCGCCTGCCGAACAAACGCGCAAAAAAACCGCGCTTTTTCGGCGCGGCATTTGATTGTTTTGCCATAGCTCATCCTAAAATCGCGTGATGATACGGCCTGAACGGCGCGGGGAAACACCCGCCGCCGCTTCCAGCCGCTTGATTTCCTGCTGCCAGAACCGTATCTGCTTCAACAAATCGGCAAGGCTGGAAAACTCCATTTCGCGGTCTTTGATTTTGTACCGCTTGGTCATGCCCCTGCCTGCCGCATGTTCCTTGTAGGCTTTTCGAAGGCTGTTCAGAATCTCTCGCGCTTCTTCAAGTTCTACCGCATAGTCATGTCCGCTCATCGCCGTATCCCTTCAACAGTTCGGAAACACCGCACATTGCCGCAAGCAGACTGTCTTCAGATTCAAAAAATGCATGATAGAGAATTTCTTCCAGTACATGCTGCATCAGGTCATCCAATTCGCATTTTTCCAGACCGTCCATTAACTCCGCATATTCTTCGGGTTCCAACAGATGCATTACGGCACAAGAATCAAGCTGCCGCTGCAAATACCATCGCGCCTTTTTCAAATCCTCCGCGCCGTTCTTTTCCCGATGACGCCAGACATACTTAAACGCATTACCCATGCAGAAATTCAGCCGTTCGGTAAATTCAATGCATTCCACGGCGCGGCTTCGATAGTGCGGCGGGGTGATGTTGTCTTGCTTTTCCATTTTCAGACGGCCTCTTTTGCATAAAATTTACTGACGCCTTGCTCAAAACGCTCTTCCACCAAGCCTTCCTCAATCAGCGTATCAATATCGCGGCGGGTTAAAAAATGGCACAGAGCATGGCACAATGGCACAAATTTATGGCACAACCAAAAATCCAAACTACAAAACGCGCCCGACAACTCTGCCGCACGCGTTTTGAAAACATCATACATATGTCAGACTCAATCGTCAAACTTCTTCACCGCCGCGATACCTCCAACCAGCGCTGCGGAATCGTAAAACCTCATTGCCCAGGGCATCCATTTCCGGCAATCCGTCCGCCGCTTGCCAGCCAGCCGGCTTAAAAATCCAGTTTTGACACGATACGTCGCCATCTTTATTTTTCGTCCGCCACCAGCGCCGCGCCCGCGGCATCTTCTCAGCAATGTGTTGGAGAAACTTTGTTTTACCAGTTTCCCGCTCGCCGTTTTGCCTGCACCACTCTTTGTAAACCAACCAAAGGTCGTCTGTAATGCAACAGCAAAACGGCAGGTCTTTAATACCACCGCCAGCCCACTCCGAATAAAAGGTTTGCCAAGCATATCGGCCATAGGAAATGACGTTTTGTTTCGCGGCAGTCATCGGCGGCGGCGTGTTTGGATCGAATCTTACAGGCTCTTCCAGTTTGATTACCTCGTATCCTTTTTCGTTTTCTGCTCCCTGTTGCCCGTAAGTCAGATAAAAATTCCAACACAGCAGGAAACTGTAAAACAAACGGACACCATCGTTGCCGATACAGTCTAAAACTTCATCGCGCAATTTTTTGTCCAACTTTTTCTCAGGCCATACAACGAAATAACGCCGGTCGTTTTCCTCAATTTTGAAAGGATGAGATTCATTACGCAAAAACACACAATTCATATGGTTTGCTTCTTCGTAAGCATCCTGGAATTTCCGCTCGACGCGCATCGTCTTGCCGGTAATCATATGTTTTTGGCTGCCTGTTTTATTGTATTTTTGCTGATTTGTGTAAACCTCTTCAAAAATACCGAACATTTTGCCTGATCGGTTTGCCGTATAGTTGCTTTCCAAGTCCTCTTGACCATATGTTGCGCCGTATTCGCCGTACATCGGCTTCACGATTTCCTCGAAAAAGAAAGATTTACCCGCACCGTGTATATGACCGTGCATGACAACGGCGGTCGTCATCTTCGCGCCTACGTTTTGTAACGGATAAGCCAGCCAATTCAAAATGTATTCGACCTGTTGGTAATCCCCATTACATAAGTGATTAATCAAATTCAGAATCGGCTTGATTTCAGGGAATAATCTATACAATTCGTAGTTTGTTTCGGGCATATCCTCTTTGGGAATCGGGAATTTCGGTTCAATCGGCATGCCTCGGAAGATGTTGATATAGTCGTCAGACAACACCCGACCAGGCTCAAAGACCAATCGGTCGAACCGTTTTACAATTCGGCTCGGGCTATTGACCCAAATTTTAAAACCATCAGGCGTCATCGACAGACGAGCCGCCTTTTCAGGGACAACGCGCCATAGTTTGTTGTCCCAAATCGATGCCGAACCATCAAGATAAATGAAACGCTCCATCATATCTTGCGTGTCATCATCTTTTACCGCCTGAATCAATGCGTAGTCTTTTTTCAGACGGTTGATTTCGTACATAGTCAGCACCGGCGCACGGCCCCATTCATACCAAGCATCGACAACGTCTTTGCCGAAATGAACAGTCATTGCCTTTCGGGTATATGTAACCCCTGTTTTTCTGTTCACGCCGTGGTCTTTACCTTCAACCAGCCCAAATTCTGATTTCAGCTTTTGCAATTTGGCCAAATATTCGTCATCCACATCCCCCGCACCCCCTTGATTGCCTGTTGCTTCGAGAGATTCATGCAACTGCTCAGATTCCGGCTCCATATCTTGAATGGGTGCGGGAGAGTTTTCAGACGGCATTTCCGCTTCCGGCACATACTCAACCAACCAATCCGCCGCGCCCATCCAGCTCAACACTTCGGAAGGGTCGCAGATGCGCCCGCCGTCTGCAATCGCATCGGCAATATCGAAACCATGAGGCCATATCCCTGGAGCAGGAATATTGACCAACCAAACACGGCAATTCTGCTTTGTCAGTACCTCAGCAATACCAAGCATCGCCTTCATTCCGCCCTGCTCATTGCGCGGCAGAAACGGTTTGGATTCAGGGTCAACACCATCATCGCGATCTTTCTTTGTTAGCTTTTGGCGCAGCGAATCGCAATCAGGCCACAAGACGACATCACGATCAACGACCGCCGACCAATCCGACTTATCCCAGTTATTACAACCGCCATGCCACGTCAGGACGGCATAGTTATAACCCTGAGCATCTGCCGCGTTCTTACATTTCTCCCCCTCGACAACCAAAACCGGTAATGATGGGTCAGCAACCAAAGAATCAAGACCGTACAATGGGCGCGGGTTATCCCAACAACGCCAACGCCACATCTTTTCGCCTGTTTTCTTATGCTCGCAAAACGTATAAGGCAGATCGATTTTTCCGCCGTCTGATTTTCTAAATCGGGCAACACCGCCCAAAACCGCGCTGGAGCTATCGCGGAAAACAGATTTAAAAATCAGGTCGTCTGATTTTCTAAATCCATTCCCAAAGCTCATAGAATTCAGCGCATATTCAGGCACAGGAACGATTGGCTTCCACAAATCACGCTCCTCCTCCTTTACTGGAGCAGGAGGAGGTAACAGCTTCGGAGCCTTATCTACCAAATCCCCATGCGCCAACCCAAGCAAGGAGGCAACTTTGTCTCTAGCCTCGTTAAAACTATACCCGCAAACATCCATCAACAAATCAAACGGACTGCCGCCTTCCGGCTTGCATTGATTGCAAATCCAAACACCACTCCCGCGACTTGAACCGCTACCGTCCGTAAACCTGAATCGGTCGGAGCCGCCGCATGACGGACAGGGGTGATGTTTTTTATCTAAAATTTCGGACGGTATGCCGCACGCTTCTAAAACCTCACGCCACCGGTCATGCGCGGCGGCATTAATTTCGGCTTTTGTTGCATATTTTTTATTCATTTTCAGTCATCCTTTACGTTTTTTAGGCGTAAAAAATACCCACCCACGCACACAAGAATCACTCTGGAGAGGGCGGGCTAAACACTGATTGCGCGATTAATCAGTACAGGGTAATTAAATCTGTAACATCCCTTGAGGGATAAATAACGGCTCAGTCCACAAGCCGATGTGCAGTATCGGACAGGCTGCTTTCGCCAACACGAGGCTTTGTGCGATGCTTCGCGCCTTAGCTGCCTCCTCTTTTTCGCGCTCGGCGTCCATCAATGCCGCCATGACTGCCTGCTTTTGCTCAAATTCTTTTTCACGGCGCTTGTACAGCAAATCTTGCTGATAGACGTTGTGGCATCGGCGGCATCGGGGCGCGTATTTTTGCAGCCCGGTTTTTCTGTCAAAGCCGTTTTTCGGAAACGCCGTTATCGGCTTAATCTCTCCGCACTCCTTACACGTTTTTGTTCGATTCATCGAGAACTCCAATATTAAAAATTATCGTCATCAATGCGGCTTCCCCAGCCCACAGCGAGTTTTCCACGACAGGCTTTTTTTATTTGGGTTGGTCGTCTGGTTTCTTTGAGTTCAAAAACAGGTCGGGATACTTAAGTTTTATTCGTGCAGGTATCCCGCGCTTCGTCCAATTGAAAACGCATTGAGGGCTATTCCCTGTTATTCGACCAACTTCCGCGTAACTGCCGATTGATTGCAACAGGCGTTTGTCTTCATTGACTCTTTTATCCATAAATAAACCAAATGTTTAAATCTAATGCTAATATTAAACACTATGTTTAGATAAAAATCAAGTCTTGTGTAACAACATTTTGTTTAAATATGGGAGAATAATTAAGCCAACCGCGAATAGGATTAAAAATGACAATGCACGAGACAACTGACAGACTTTTTGAGATAGCCAAAGAGCAGGGAGTTTTAAAGCCGGCTGACATAGCAGAGCGTCTGAATATCAGCCAACAGGCTTTGAAAAACTGGGAAAGTCGTGGCATAGCGGCAAAGGCGCTGCCTGAAGTAGCAAAAGCATTCGGTGTATCTGAAACATGGCTGAGAACAGGTGAAGGCAGCCGAACCGCGCCCGTCCTTATTGACCCCGACCTACCCCACGAAGTCAAAGACATCCACCGCCCGATGACGTGGAGCAGCAACGACCCGCTGCCCGACGATGATTATGTTTTCGTCCCCTACCTCAAAGAGAGCTGCTTCAAAGGCGGAGTAGGCACGTATGAAATCCCCGATTACAACGGCTACCGCCTGCCGTTCGGCAAATCCACGCTTAAACGCAAAGGCATCAATCCCGACAACGTGTTTTGCTGCACCCTGACCGGCGACAGTATGGAGGAAAAAATCGCAGAAGACGCGGCAATTGCCGTAGATACGGGCGAAACCGCCATACGCGACGGCAAAATCTACGCCTTCGCCCAGGACGGTATGTTCCGCGTGAAGTACCTGATACGGCAGCCCGGCAACAGCGTTCTGATACGCAGCCACAACAGCGGTTTCTATGGCGACGAAAACGCCCCCTTGGACAGCCTGACCGTTATCGGCAGGGTATTTTGGTGGAGCGTGCTGGATTGAAAAATGTTGCTATTACGACGAGATAATATTGATAGGGCTTTCAAGATTGTCAAAAATAGGCGTTTTGATTCCCCTTGGTGGCCTGGTGAGTACGATGCCGGTATGAATTTCCTTGGCGTACAAGGAGAGTTGAAGGTTCACGAGCTGCATCACAGAACAGCAACCCTGTGCTTTGAGTGGCTTGGCGAAGTATCTGCGCCGCGCAGAAAAGAGAACTACAAAGACCTCAAGCCAAATGTATTGTATGACTTTGATGGTTCCGGTAAGCATTTTGCCAACCCTGACGCAAGGTATCTATTGCCCGTCGGTTCAAGCGGCTTAATCTTAAAACATATCCAAATCGATGACGAAGACACTCTGTTGCGGCTATGGTGCGCACGAAATATCCCAATGCCACACCGGCTATCTAAAATCCCGATGCTTCGGCAGTATTATCTAAGCAAGGCATGGCACGAAATTTATGCTATCAACCAACACCTAAGGAAAACGAAGCTGATAGTTGATGTGGCATACGGCCCCACAGATTAAACAACCCGCCCGCATTATGCGGGCTTTTTTCATGCCCCGCCGAACCTGAAAACAACACAAAACCGACAAAGCCGCCTTAATAGGCGGTTTTTTTGCGCCTGCGAAATCTCAAAAATAAATTCTTTTAATAATCAAAATGTTTATAAATCTTAAACAGATTGTTGCATATTATTAAACGCTATGTTTAAATACACCCATCGAAACAAACAACAGCCACATGGAGTACCGACATGGAAACCATCACCATCCCTAAAGAAAATTTCGACGCTTTGCTAAATCTCGCAAGAACCGCCGTCGCCCTGAACGAAAATTTTATTCCAAAAATAAATTACGGAGCATCCACCATACCAGCAGCCGGCTTTGCCGCACTTAACGAGTTTGGAATAGCTCGCTCCACCGTGGAATCTTTGGAAATTCTCAAAATTAAATAACCTCCTCGGTATTGTCATCCCGTGATACCGGCAACCTAACTAACCCCTCTTTAAAGGAAAATCAAAAATGGAAACCCAAGAAAAGAAATTTGTTCCTGCCTCCAAGCAAATACCGACCGTAAATAGCGGCTGGTTAGACCGTGAATTAGGCGAAGCCATGAGTGAAGCGGTGCGTGCCTGCCTTGCTCACGGTAAACAGTCAGAAATTACTGTCAAGCTCAAAATCCAACCCCAAAACATCCAAAGCGGAACGGTAAAAATCAGCCACGATGTAGCAACCAAACTGCCCAAAGAAAAACGCGAAGGCGGCATCGTCTTTGCTACACCTGACGGCAACATCCAAGCCGACGATCCGGCACAAGGAAAATTGAAACTCAAACAAGTTCCCAATACGTCAAGCACGTTGAAAATGGTCAGATCCAACTAACTCAAACCCAAAAGGAAATCTAAAATGGAAACCCAAGAAAACATGATTAAAACCGCCTTACAAGCAGCTCAAAAACCTTTTTTTGAGTTTGCACCGAACAATACTCTGCTTGTATTCACACCAGACCAAGACGGTGGCTGGAGATACAAATCACACCCCGAATTGATGCAAAACCCGTACCGCAAGTGCGGCAAATTCCTCATGCACGATACCGCCAGTCTTATTAAGTTTGTACAAAAACACAAACAGGACGGCACACAAATCTACATTGATGCCGATTTCAAATCAGGGCGTATTGATGTCACCGCCGTCATCAACGGCCATACGCAACAAGCTCCTGGCTGGCTCGATTTTTATGCCGTATACACCCCGCAACACACTACATCGGCATCCAACTGGCTGAACAACAATGCGCACCGCATGAATCAGATGGAGTTTTCCCATTTCCTGACCAACAATGCCCGCAACATCGTATCCAAAAATCCCGGTAACGAAAATTCCGTTTACCCGACCGCCGCCGAAGTATTGGATTTCGCGCTCAATCTCGAGTACACCGAAAAAACCACCTTCAAACAAGGCTATCGTGAACAGGACGGCAGAATCAACTTTACCTTCCAATCCGAAGACTCAGGGCAAACAGAGAAAAACCTCAAAATGTTTGAACGTTTCGGCATCGAGTTCACCCCGCATCAAGGCGGTGCATCCTACTTTGTTGAAGCCCTGTTGAAATTCCGCATCGACAAAAACAGCGGCGCACTCGTCCTGTGGTACGAATTGCAGCAAATCGATGCTGTAATCGAACAAGCGGCAAAAGACATTTCCGAAGCCGTACAAAAAGCCTTCCCTGAAATCGACATCTATTTCGGCATAATCGCCTAAAAAAAAAGGTCGTCTGAAATTGTGAACCTTCAGACGATCTCCACAAAAACCCAACTCCGAAAGACCCCAAAATGACCATCACAGAAGAATACTCCATCGACATCCGCGTAACCGCAGAACAGGGGAAAAACGACTACGGCTACCCCACCGAACGCTACGGATGCGACATCATCAACACAGACGGGGAGCTGCTTGTCGGCATAGAGCCAGAGTACAAAACCCCCTTTGCCGCCGTCAGAAAGGCGCTCATCTGTCTGGCAAAAGACAACCTCAAAAACGCTGCCTGATATTAAGCCGTTACCCCCAATAACGAGGAATCAAAATGAAATACTTGATCCGCACCGCCTTACTCGCAGTCGTAGCCGCCGGCATCTACGCCTGCCAACCGCAATCAGAAGCCGCAGTGCAAGTCAAGGCTGAAAACAGCCTGACCGCTATGCGCTTAGCCGTCGCCGACAAACAGGCAGAGATTGACGGGTTGAACGCCCAAATCGACGCCGAAATCAGACAACGCGAAGCCGAAGAATTGAAAGACTACCGATGGATACACGGCGACGCGGAAGTGCCGGAGCTGGAAAAATGAACTTTCAGGAAGAAAACGAGAACATCAAGAATGACATAGAGATTAATCTCTTGCATTCCGCTGAAGCCGACAGCGTGGAGGCAATGATGGACTTGGCGGTTTACGGGCTGGCGGCGATGGTTGCCAAACACAACAAAACGCGCGGCGAGCAGCTTGTGTTACAGGCGATTGCCGGTCATATGCGGAAGCTTTTGGCCGCGCTTCCCGAAACCGAGTCATTGGTGCAGACCGGGAAGGTTTACCGCCGACTTGAAGATTTGATTTTTAAAACGTATTTGCCGGAGCAGTAAAGATGAACACGAATCAAGATACGATTCCATTTGGCGGCAACCTTGTGATTTGCTGTTCGACGGGAAACGGCGGGGACGGGCGGTTTTCTTGTCTGATTACCGATCAGATACCGGATTTAAATCTTGTCAGAAGCGGGCAGGCGTTCCCGATGTTCATTTATGAGTACGAAACTAGAGAAAAAAGGAAAGCCTGATGGACACCCTATTAAAAATCATCATCGCGCTGTCATTTTCCGGCGCTGAGGCATTGGCGGTATGGCTTTTCATCACGGCCGCCGATGCCGTATTACGCCGCTTCCCGAAACCGAGTCATTACAGGAGAGTAAAAAAATGAACATCAACGAACTGGGCGCAAGGATAGACCGCCCGACCATCCGCGAACTGATTGCCTACGCAACCTGCCGCAACCGCCCCATTTCAAACTCGACACTGCTGCGTATGGAAAAAGACGGACGGATACCGTGCCGTCTGAAAACCCCACTCACATCCCCCGTATGGGACACCCGCGAAGTTTTGGAAGCCCTGGGGTTACAGCAATAAAAAAACGCCCGATTAGGGCGTTTTCACATTCAGACGGCTTTTGTATTCCCTACTGCATCAAACCGACGACAGGTTGCGGATTTCGGGCAGCATCGGGCGGATTTTTGCCGCGTGTTCCGCGTCGGCGTGTGCGTTTAAGGCTTCGAGGGCGTTTGCGGCGGCTTTGAGGCGGCTGCGTGTTTCCGCCCAGACCGTCCACATCGTTACCGCCTGTTTGCAGCCGAGCTGCTTCAGCGGCAGGGAAACGTCTCTGCCCATTTGGATGGCCCACGCGCCGTATCTGACGGCAACGGCGAGGTCGTACAGGGCGTTGCCGCTGATGGGCAGGGCAGGTTGCGGTGCGGGTAACGGTTCGCGGTCGAGGACTTCGCCGTACAGCACGCCGTTTTCAACTGCCACGCGGCTCATCACGCTTAAAACTTCGGGGAACTGTTCGGCAGGTACTTCTTTGTAGCTGCATCCGAACTTGCTTTTGACGGCAGACCAAAGGGTAATGGCGATACGCGCCTGCGCTTCTTTGGGTGCGGATTTGGTCAGGGCGTTGTGCAGTTTTTTGACGGCTTCGATTTGTTCGCCGGTCAAGCCGTCCGGAAGGGCGCGGGTGGGTTTGGGGGTAACTGTTTTTATGCCGTCTGAAATTTTGCCGTTAAGTAAAATTTCAATCTGCTCATCGCACCAAACCGCAAATTTCGGATTAAGCCAACGGGCAAAGTGAATAGCGAGTTTGGGATGCAGCCATGTGCCTTGCTCACTGCCACCACGCTTCACGATAACTATTTGATTTGCTTCCGTTAGGATTTTTCTCCTAACGCTTAAATTCTCAGCAAGTGCAGAGATATATTGTTGAGTTTGTTCACTTTTTAGGTAGTCTTTAGGTAACTTGCCAAAGTGAGATGCAATGGCGGTTGCATTTAAAAAACCGTCTTGACGGAAAGATACAGGGGTGTTACCAAAATTGAGAACAGATACGTTCATGATAGTTTCCTAGTTTAGTTTCGAAAGACCCAAATGGGTGGTCGGGAGGTTCGAAAACCTACTAGAAAAGGCCGGCGTTATTCCCCTTGCGGGTATTGTATTCCGCACCCTCCCGACCATAGGAAACTAGTTCGGATATATCGAAACAAACAACCAAACAAGAAAACTTATGGACGTAAAAAATTCACGCTGACGGGGTGAATGCCGTTCTAGTAGAGGTTTTCGACGCCTCGTGTTTCGTAATATATCCAATCTTTCTATTTTCTGCAAGCATAAAAAAGCCGCCATGTGGCGGATAGGGTCGCGGTCTTCAACAGCATGTAGGATTTAGGAATGCCCAAATTGGGCGCAGGGGTGTTGAAAACACGCAAACAGACGCGCCGCCAGCCTTACGGGTAGGCGCACCCCCACATAGGAGTAAATCGATTTGATACGTATAGACGTAAAAAATTCCACTCTATCGTGTTGGATATACGCTGTTTGTCAGGTGTTTTCAAGCACCGTGGGAAATATTATATAGAGTTATGGAAATGTGTCAAGAGAATTAGCCCAAATGGGCGGACGCGCGGTTAAGAACCCACATAGGAGGGCGGACTTATTCCCCTTTCGGGTCTTGTATTCGTCGCCCACGCGGTCATAGAAACTTCCTGCTATCGAAACAAACAACAAGGAAAGAAAACTATAGACATGAAAAAATCACATTGACGGAGTGATTGCCGCTGTAGTGTGGTTTCTGACGCCACGAACAGGAATATAAAACAAAACCCCTGCACATGCAAGGGGTTTCCCAAAAAACCGTAGGCGGCAAACTGAAAGGCCGTCTGAATTTCAGACGGCCTATGTTGCGGCGGATGTTAAGCTATTAAGCTATTTGGTTTTCAGAGGCTTTTTCTTCCATTTTCGGGCTACGGCTTCAAATTCTTGAAAGGCCGTCGGTGCGCTCCTGATACGGCGTATTTCAAAAATGAAGCTGCTTAGGTTGTCCCAGTCACGTAACAGCATGGAGTATTCGAAATCTTTATACATTTTCTCGTGCAGTGCTCCGCCCAATACGCCCGCACAGACAAATTCGCGCTGGTTTAAAACTGTCAGTATGGCTTCACGGTCTTTCTTCTTGTCCGGGGTATCCGATGTATAGGTGGCGAGTATGCATCCGTCTGTTTTTGCCAGCCCGTTTACTATGGTTATGGCTTCTTGAAGGGCGGCATTGTTACGTTCGGCCATGATCATGTCGATGGTGGCGCGCTTTTTGGCGTTTTCTGTATTCCTCATGATGCCGTAAGCGGCAACAAAAACGCCGATAACAGTCAATATCGGCGTTGCTATCTGTATTAGGTTGTCAGTCATTGCCGTCCCAGCCGTCTGAAAGGCGGAAATCACGGCTTTCCGAATAAATATGTCCCATTGTCATCCCCTTAAGCTGATGTTGAAAATAAATCCTTGCGTCGGAATATACGGCATTGCTTGACTATTTTCAAGATTCTGTACCTCGTGAACCGGACTATACAAAAAAACCGCCTTCGTGTAAAGCGGTTCTTAAATCGCCCGTTAAGGCGGACACAACGATAGCCAAACTGGAACAGGAGGCGGCAAAGGCGGGTTTGTCCAAAACAGCCTTGATTGAAAGGCTGATTGGGGATTTGTAGGCGTTTGCAGATACGACAAGGGGCGCATTCCGCGCCCCATCACACGCACGGACGGCTTGTCATCGCCTGTCGCCCGTGCGCGGCTGCCCATATTTCAGAACAGTCTTGCAAGCCCCTTTAAGGGAACGGTTTTATTCTAGTACAGTTTGAATGCCTTGGCAACGGCTGTTTTAATCGCCTGAAAATCCTCTTCACTGATTATTGGAATGCAGCGGTCGCGCCCTTTGGGTTTGTATCGGTCTAATCGTGCCAATCCGACTGTTGCCGTCATGTCGCATTTTGCCCAACATTGGATGTGCGGCTTGTCCGGTAAGGGGTTTCCACTCATTTTGTGGTGGTAGTCCGCCAAAGGGACAGGTTCTGTGCTGCTTAAGGGTACGACCGTTACCAGTTTGCCGTTGTGCCTGTTTCGCGCTATGACGACGACAGGGCGTTTCTTGACCATTTCCGGTTCTTCATAACCGCGAAAGTCGCACATGATAACCGAACGTTCCCTTGGTTGGAATTTTAAAGGCATTAGCCGCTCCTGACGATGACAGGCTGCTATTATAGCAGTTCTTACACAAAAAACCGCCTTCGTGTAAAGCGGTTGCAAAAAAGCCTTCCAATAAAAATGCGGAAACGGTTTTTTATTTGCGTTTCCGCATAATACAAACACACACACAAAAAAATCATTTTCCGTTTTTGGCAAGCCTCAAAACATCATTCCCCCACCGTTCCAGCGCATCCTTACGCTCCTCCCAAAGCTCCGAGCGGTTGTAAGCCGTTTGCGTCCTCGTCCCCAACGAATGGGCAAGCAGCTTTTCCGCCACATCATTATCCACCTTCAGAACCTCGCGCAAATAAGTACGCGCAAGCAAGCGCAAACCGTGCGCCGTCGTATCCAGCCCCGCCCGCTGCATCGCCACGCGCGGACTTTCCTTATTGATATGCCCTTGAAAATTCACACTTTCAAACACAAACCGCCCGTTCACATTCAACGCCCGCGCCTGATCCAACACCCACTGCATCGCCCGCGACAGCGGCACATCATGCCCCCGCCGCTCCTTTTTCCGTTCGGCGGGGATACGCCAAACCTCCCCGTCCAACTCCGACCACTCCATCAACGCCGCCTCCTGAATCCGCGTCATTGTCAACAGCAGCCAATAGATACAAAGCCGCGTTACAGGATGGATACGCACCCTGCCCGCATAAACCGCAAATTCATTGCGCTGCTCCAAAAAATCAATCAGGCGCGGCAATTCAGACGGACTCAACGCCGCCATATTCCCCGTTTTCGCCCGTTCAAACACACCCGAACCGATTTGCGCGACAGGGTTGATTTCCATCATTCCCGAACCGACCGCAAACGCAAACACCATCTTCAGACTGTTTTTCGTTTTGCGCAACGTATCAACGATACCGCGCGCCTCCATCACACGCAGACAGCCGACCACATCCGCCGTCCTGACTTGACGAATATCAAGATTGCCGATAGCCGGAAAAACCCACCGCTCAAAATTCCGCATAACCTGTCCGGCATACTTTTCAGACCGCCCCTTCGACCAACGCACAAACCAATCACGCGCCACCTTCTCAAAAGCAAAATCCGCCCGCACCTTCTTATTGACGACATTTTCCCCGTGCGCCCGTTTTCGGCGCACCTCCTCCCGCCATTCCCGCGCATCGGCCAGCGAAAAATCAGGATACCGCCCCAGCGAAATTGTCTGCTGCCTTCCATCCTGCACAAACGACAGCTTCCAACTCCGCCCGCCCGTCGGGTAGACCCACAAAGCCAGCCCGCCCCCGTCCGACAACTTATACAGCTTATCGCGCGGCTTCGCATTTTTAACCTGATTTGCCGACAGCGGCGTAATGATTTTCGCCATTATGGTAATTTCCCATTTATCCAAAAATTACCATACACATTACCATAAAAAAAATGCAATAAGAAGATGCCGCAAGATTGCAAATGATTTACTTTGACGCGTTTTGATAGGGCAAACCGATGATTTTTATATGGTAATTGACACAACTTGAACAAAAAAGAACCGCCCTGAATCAGGGCGGTTTTGTTTTCTGGCGGAAACGGTGGGATTCGAACCCACGGAGGATTTGCACCCTCAGCGGATTTCGAGTCCGCTGCATTCAGCCTCTCTGCCACGTTTCCGATAATGAAGTAAAACCAAATAAAAATGCCGATGCTTTATGCTACTTCATTTTTATTTGGTTTTTGACCTCAAGGATTGGCGGAAGCGGTGAGATTCGAACTCACGGAGGGCTATCAACCCTCGACGGTTTTCAAGACCGTTGCATTAAACCGCTCTGCCACGCTTCCATCTTCTTGAAGAAGACGAATAATAATGAAGTTTATACATTTTGCCAAGCACTTTTTTCGGAAAATACTTAATTTATTGTTTTCACTTTATTTGTTCCGAACGCATAAACACCCATTCACTTTCATTGGAAGCCGCGTCATTGAATGCGTAGCCTTCGTAATTAAAATTTTTCAGCATTTCAGGATCGGTAATATTGTGTTCTGCCGCATAGCGCACCATTAATCCGCGCGCGCGCTTGGCATAGAAACTGATGATTTTATATTTACCGTTTTTTTCGTCTTTAAATATCGGGGTAATCAGCCGCGCCCGAAGTGTTTTCGTGTTGACGGACTTGAAATATTCCTGTGAGGCAAGGTTGACAAGCGTATTGCTGCCTGCTTGGGCAAGCGTGTCATTTAAAAGGTTGGTAATGATGTCTCCCCAAAACTCATACAAATTCTTCCCGCGCAAATTGGCAAATGCCGTCCCCATTTCCAAACGGTAAGGCTGTATCAGGTCCAGTGGACGCAGAAGGCCGTACAGGCCGGACAGCAGGCGTACGCGCCCTTGCAGATATTGTATTTGATCGGTATTCAATGTGTTTGCATCCATACCTTCGTAAACATCGCCGTTGAACATAAAGACCGCCTGTTTGGCGTTTTCCGGCGTAAACGGCGTGTTCCATTCTGCATTGCGCTGCGCGTTTAAGAGGGCAATTTTGTCGGAAACGTGCATCAGTTCGGCAATCTGTTGCGGCGCAAGCTCGCGCAACTGCTGCATTAGAATGTCGGACTCTGCCAGCAGGTCGGGTTGGGTAAACTCGCTGACAGGGGCAGGGTCTTTTTCATTAAGGTTCTTCGCAGGGGAAAGGACAAAAAACATAATCTGCTCGGTATTGTGTCAAACACGGGGATTTTAAGTTTAAACGTGTTTGCGGGCAAGCCGATTAAAAGTGAAGTATAGTGGATTAAATTTAAACCAGTACAGCGTTGCCTCGCCTTGCCGTACTATTTGTACTGTCTGCGGCTTCGTCGCCTTGTCCTGATTTTTGTTAATCCACTATATTTCCGCAAAATCACGACACACTCGGACACCCACCCCGCTTATTGCAACTTTGCGAACGCCCCCGGAAACAGCAAAGATAACAAATGATTGATTTTATTAGTATTTATTTGCAAAACCATTTGCCGTTACACAAGAATGGCACATTAAAATGACTGATGAGGATTTATAACGATGAAGGCAGACATTCAAACCGAATTAACCCAAGCCCTGCTATCACACGAAAAAGTATGGGCGAACGAAGAAAAAACCATTTTAGCCAAAAACATTCTGTTGGATTTGGTGGAAAAAACCGACCCGGCCATTATCGGTTTGTTATTGGGGAATGATGAGTTAAAACGCCATTTTTTTGTGGAAGTGAATGGTGTTTTGGTGTTTAAATTGCAGGATTTTCGTTTTTTCTTGGACAAACACAGCGTCAATAATTCCTACACAAAATACGCCAACCGCATTGGTTTGACGGACGGCAACCGCTTTTTGAAAGACAGTTCGGATATTGTGTTGGATTTTCCGTTTAAAGATTGCGTATTGAATGGCGGGCAAAGCAGCGAAGAAGGCGAAGAGATTTATTTTAAACACAGTAATAGCCAGCCAGCCAGCCAGCCAGCCAGCCAGCCAGCCAGCCAGCCAGCCAGCCAGCCAGCCAGCCAGCCAGCCAGCCAGCCAATTATACACTAAATTAACCCGAAAAAGACAAGAAATCTTTTTTAATCAAACGCTTGCTTTTGATGAAATTGACCGGCTTTTTGACGCAAAAGCATTCTCAAAATTCTCTCGCCACACCGCAGACGGCAAACAAGCGGTTGGCGAAATCAAACGACATTCAGACGGCACACCAGCCGAAAATCTCATTATCAAAGGCAATAATCTGATTGCCCTGCATTCGCTTGCCACGCAGTTTAAAGGTAAAGTGAAGCTGATTTATATTGATCCGCCTTATTATTTTGTTAAAAAGAAACAACAAGATAGTTTTGGTTATAACACTAACTTTAAATTATCTACTTGGCTTACATTTATGAAAAATCGTTTATCAATTGCCAAAGAATTATTAACTGATGATGGGATTATTGTTATTTCCATTGATGATGACGGAAATGCTTATTTAAAGATTTTGTTAGATGAAATTTTTGGATTTGAAAATTTTATCGGAAATTTACCCACTATTATGAATTTAAAAGGTAATAATGATGAATATGCTTTTGCAGGCACTCACGAATACACACTAGTCTTTGCTAAAAATAAAGATAAATCTACTTTTTATGAATTTCCAATAGATGAAGATAATTTTTTAGAGAAATGGGAAGAAGATGAAATTGGGTTTTATAAAAAAGGAGCTCCAATGCGAGCAACAGGAACCGAAGATAAAAGAGAAGATAGACCTGAAATGTTCTATCCTTTTTTGGTAAAAAATAACACAGTTAGTACAATTACAGATGAAGAATTTTCTCAAATCTATAATAAAGATTTAGAAGTATTCAATGATGATTTTATTCAAAAACTAAAAGAGAAATACGAAAATCTTGGATACAATTTTATTTTACCTATTGCTGATAAACAATGGGGGCGTTGGCGTTGGGGGTATTCAATAAAGAATAAGGCAAGGCTGCAGACGGATATTATTGTTAGCCAATCTAAAAATGGAATTTCCTTGTATAAAAAACAAAGACCTGAATTAGATGATTTACCTACAAAAAAACCTAAAACTATTTTTTATAAACCTGAATACAGTAGTGGTAATGGAACTGAACAGATGAAAAATCTTTTTGGTGAAAAGGCATTTAAAAATCCTAAACCAGAAGAACTTATCCAAGATTTTATTACCATCACAACCAACGAATCCGACATCGTCTTAGACTACCATCTTGGTAGTGGCACAACCGCCGCCGTTGCCCACAAAATGAACCGACAATATATCGGTATTGAACAAATGGATTATATTGAAACGCTTGCCGTTGAACGCTTGAAAAAAGTGATTGATGGCGAGCAAGGCGGTATTTCCAAAGCCGTGAATTGGCAAGGTGGTGGCGAGTTTGTTTATGCCGAACTTGCCCCATTTAACGAAACCGCAAAACAACAAATTTTGGCTTGCGAAGATTCAGACGGCATCAAAACGCTGTTTGAAGGTTTATGCGAACGCTATTTCTTGAAATACAACGTCAGCGTAAATGAATTTAGTCAAATCATTCAAGAGCCTGAATTTCAATCCTTGGCATTAGACGAACAAAAACAAATGGTGCTTGAAATGTTGGATTTAAATCAAATGTATGTTTCATTATCCGAAATGGATGATGAGCAATTTGCAGGTTGCTTAAATGATGACGATAAAGCGTTAAGCCGTGAATTCTATCAATCAGCAAAAAATCAAGCGGAGAAAAAAGATGGCGAATAATAAAACGTTATTTGATTGGGTGGAAGACCGCAAATCAACGCTGGAAGAAATAGAACAGACAGATTTTTTCGCGCTGCCTGAATTTGTAGAACGCAATTTAAAATATCCGTTTTTTGAATGGCAAAAATCGGCTTTAGAAAACTTTGTGATTTTTGACCGCGCTTCAAAATTAAAGGATTTCCCTGACATCAAAAACCGCCCTACCCATTTGCTGTTCAATATGGCAACAGGTGCTGGCAAAACGATGATGATGGCGGCGTTGATTTTGTATTATTTTGAAAAAGGTTATCGGCATTTTTTGTTTTTCGTCAATCAAAATAATATCGTGGATAAAACGGAAAATAATTTTATTGACCCGGCGCACGCAAAATTTTTATTTACCGAGAAGATTTTGCAAGGTGATACGGTAATTCCTATTCGCAAAGTGGAAATGTTCAGCCCACATTCAGACGGCATTGAAATTAAATTTACCAGCATTCAAAAACTGTATAACGATATCCACACCGAGCGAGAAAACCAAACCACATTGGCAGATTTGCACAAATTGAACCTTGTGATGCTGGGCGATGAAGCACACCATTTAAACGCACAAACCAAAGGCAAAAAACAAGACGAGTTGGATTTGGAAGTGGAATTAAAAGCCAATGCAGGCAATGCCGAAATTGAACGCAAAGGCTGGGAGCATATGGTTTTGGAATTGTTGCTCAATAAAAATGGCAATCCCGGCCAAAATGTGCTGTTGGAATTTACCGCCACGCTGCCTGAAAATGCTGACGTGCAACAAAAATATGCGGACAAAATCATCACAAAATTTGGCTTAAAAGAGTTTTTGCAAAAAGGTTATACCAAAGAAATCAATTTGGTATCCAGTACGCTGAATAAGAAAGAGCGGGTGTTGCACGCTTTATTATTTGCTTGGTATCGCCATCAAATCGCGTTGAAATACGGCATTGCCAATTTCAAGCCTGTGATGTTGTTTAGAAGTAAGACGATTGATGAATCAAAAGCGGATTATTCGGCATTTTTAAATTGGGCAGAAAATGTACAAGCGGATGATTTTGAGTTTTTAGATACGTTTTCAGGCAGCCTGAATAATAGCGACAACGCCAACGAACAAGGCAAAACCCGAACCGAACAAGCCCTAAAATTTATGCAGGAAAATGGCTTTGAGTTTGCACATTTGGCAAATTGGGTGAAACAAAATTATCAAAAACATAATGTGATTATTACCAACTCCGAAACCAACAAAAACAAAACTGAAAAAACCGACAGCGAAACCGAAAAATTGCTAAACAATTTGGAAGCGGCTGATAATCCAATCCGTGCCATTTTTACGGTAGATAGATTAACCGAAGGTTGGGACGTTCTGAATTTGTTTGATATTGTGCGTTTGTATGAAGGGCAAAATGGCGGTGGTTCAAATAAAAAATCAGGCAAAACGGCTGCCGCTACCGTATCGGAAAAGCAGTTGATTGGTCGTGGCGTGCGTTATTTTCCATTTGCGTTTGAAGGTAAACAGCCGAATAAACGCAAATTTGACAACGACATGCAACACGAATTGCGTATCTTGGAAGAATTGTTTTATTACACGCACGATGAGCAATCCCGCTATATTTCAGAACTGAAAAATGAGTTGCGAAAAGACGGTTATTTGCCTGAAAAAGACGATGATAAGGTGTTGGCAACATTTAAACTCAAATCTGAATTTGCCGATAATAAGGATTTTAGAGAGTTGTTAATTTGGGCGAATAAAAAAATCCCCAACCCAAACGCCAAAAGCAATAATGCAGACAGCCTGCAAGCCAATCCGCAAACGCTTTCATTCCAAATTCACGGCAATCAATTGTTGCAGGAAACGCAATTTACAGCCGATGAAAATGATGAAACAGCCCGACAAATCGGCACACAAAATAATTTTACTCAAACCATAAAAATGAGTGAAATGGAGCGGCACATTTTCAATAAAGCATTACATATCAAAGGGAAAAATAGTCAATCTTTATTCCATTTTGACCGCCTGCAAAGCAAACTCAACATTCAAAATCGCAATGAATTGCAAAATAACTTGTTGAAAGACTGGCAAATTGAATTTTTAGGATTAGGGCAAGACAAACAGGTTCGCCCGGATGATAAACTTGCAGGCTGCCTGAAAATCTTGGAAATGGTTGAAAAACATCTGAATGAAAGTGATATGCCGTTTATCGGTACAAAAGAATTTACACCTAAAAAATTATGGGAAATTTTCGGCACGCCAAAACAAAAATGGGTCAAAAAAGATGATGTAAAAACGACTATTGCCACGCAAAATGATTGGTATGTGATGGATAATTTTGCTGGAACGGGTTTGGAAGAAGCGTTAATTCAATTTATTTCAGCGCGTTTGGGCGATTTGAAATCTAAATATGACGTTCATTTAATCCGTAATGAAGAAGTGTTTAAATTGAATAACTTTGCCGATGGTGAAGGATTTATGCCGGACTTTATTTTATTGCTGAAAGATAAACAAAAATCTTCTTCCAATGGTGTGAACGACTTTTTGCATTACCAAATTTTCATTGAGCCCAAAGGTGAGCATTTAGTGGAAACTGATGGATGGAAAGAAGAATTTTTAGAAGCCATCACTGTGGAATATGGGATGGATAAGATCCTGCAAAAAGATACACCGCATTATCGTTTGATCGGTTTACCGTTTTTTACTGATCATCAGAAAAATGGACAATTTACGGAGTCATTCCCTTTAGGTGCGGCATCGCTTGAAAAATAGAGTAGTGCATTGCAGGCAACCCCGTTTGACAAAACTTCCTTTACAAAAGGGCGTTTTGTCAGATATTTAATCAACACATTATTAAAATACAGCCAAATTTTAATGCCGTCCGAACCCTGTGTTCAGACGGCATCGTATTTTTCAGTATCTAAACCGTTTCCCTACCCCAATCTTTACCCCTTAAAATCGAGGCATCGACATCTTGAATATCGCGGTGTCCCGTAAACGCCATAGATATATCCATTTCTTTATATAGAATTTCCAGCGCACGGGTTACGCCTTCTTCGCCATACGCGCCCAAGCCATACAGGAACGCCCGACCTATCATTGTACCTTTCGCGCCCAAAGCCCACGCCTTCAAAATATCCTGACCGCTGCGGATGCCGCTGTCCATCCAAACTTCGATGTCGCTGCCCACTGCGCTGACGATGTCGGGCAAGGCTTTGATGGCAGACACGGTATCGTCGAGCTGTCGGCCGCCGTGGTTGGAAACAATCAATGCGTCCGCGCCGCTTTTCGCTGCTTTTTCCGCGTCTTCGGGTTCCATAATGCCTTTGATAATCAGCTTGCCGCCCCACAAATCTTTAATGCGCGCCACATCGTCCCAGCTCAGGCGCGGGTCGAATTGTTCGGAAGTCCATGAAGACAGCGAAGACAAATCGCCGACGTTCTTCGCGTGTCCGACGATATTGCGGAACGTGCGGCGTTCCGTGTTCAGCATTTTCATGCACCATTCCGGTTTGGTCGCCAGATTGATTAAATTGGCGATGGTCGGTTTCGGCGGCGCGGACAGGCCGTTTTTGATGTCTTTGTGGCGTTGACCCAAAACCTGCAAATCGGCGGTCAATACCAATGCCGAACATTTGGCATCCTTCGCGCGCTTAATCAGGTTTTCCATAAACTCGCGGTCGCGCATCACATAAAGCTGAAACCAAAACGGCGCGCTGGTGTTCTCGGCAACGTCTTCAATCGAGCAGATGGACATGGTGGACAACGTAAACGGAATACCGAACTTCTCCGCCGCCCGCGCCGCCAAAATTTCGCCGTCTGCGTGTGCCATGCCGGTAAAACCCGTCGGCGCAATCGCCACCGGCATTTTCACATCCTGCCCGATCATTTTAGTCTCAAGGCTGCGTCCCTCCATATTGACCAATACTTTTTGACGGAAGCGGATGTCTTTGAAATCCGAAGTATTTTCCCGATAAGTCGTTTCCGTCCACGAACCCGAATCGATGTAATCGTAAAACATACGCGGCATTTTGCGCTTGGCAACGCGGCGCAAGTCTTCGATGCAGGTCATTTTGCTCAAATCACGTTTCATTTGTCGCCCCTGAATACCTGAATAACTTTATATGAAATAGATAATGTATATCAATATTGATTATAAGGCAAATCATTTCAACATTTACTGCACCCGCCGCCGCTCCCACTTCAAGCGGCATAAGGTTTAGAATTCAAAAATAATATATTAAAATCAAAATATTAAAAATCAATCAATCTGCCGATTTAAACAGCCAATCGCGCAATCCGCCCCCATACTTGACTGAAACACTCAGATATTGGACAATTCCGCCCACTATAAAAAAAGCCGACACGGGCAACCACCACCATGAGACTGACCACCAAAGGGCGTTTCGCCGTTACCGCTATGCTGGATTTGGCGATGAACGCGCAAACCGGCGCCGTCAAACTCAGTGCCATCAGCGAACGCCAAAACATATCCCTCTCCTATCTCGAGCAATTGTTCGGCAAACTCCGCCGCGCCGGACTTGTTGAAAGCCTGCGCGGGCCCGGCGGCGGCTACATCCTCGCCGCACCGGCGGCACGCATCAACATCGCCCAAATCATCGCCGCCGCCGAAGACCGGCTGGACGCGACCCAATGCGGCAGCAAAGCCAACTGCCACCACGGCGCGCCCTGCCTGACGCACGACCTTTGGGAGAATTTAAACAAAACCATCAACGACTACCTCGGCAGCGTTACCCTGCAAAGCATCATCGAACAGAAAAACAACGGCGACGGCAGCCGCGTCGTCCAATTTACACACATCCATTAAATAACACCCGAAAAAGAAAGGGCAAACCATGACCGTCAAAACCCCCGTTTACCTCGACTACGCCGCCACCACCCCCGTTGACAAACGCGTTGCCGAAAAAATGATTCCCTATCTGACCGAAACCTTCGGCAACCCCGCCTCCAACAGCCACGCATTCGGCTGGGAAGCAGAAGAGGCCGTCGAAAAAGCCCGCGCCGACATCGCTGCCCTGATTAATGCCGACCCCAAAGAAATCGTCTTCACCAGCGGCGCGACCGAGTCCGACAACCTCGCCATCAAAGGCGCGGCAAACTTCTACAAAACCAAAGGCAAACACCTCATCACCGTCAAAACCGAACACAAAGCCGTTTTAGATACAATGCGCGAACTCGAACGCCAAGGTTTTGAAGTAACCTACCTCGGCGTTCAAGAAAACGGTTTGATTGATTTGGAAGAACTCAAAGCCGCCATCCGCGACGACACCATCCTGATTTCCGTAATGTGGGCAAACAACGAAATCGGCGTGGTGCAAGACATTCCCGCCATCGGCGAAATCTGCCGCGAACGTAAAATCGTCTTCCACGTCGATGCCGCCCAAGCCTGCGGCAAAGTGCCTGTCGATGTCGAAGCCGCCAAAATCGACCTGCTCTCGATGTCCGCGCACAAAGTGTACGGCCCCAAAGGCATCGGCGCGCTGTACGTCCGCCGCAAACCGCGCGTCCGCCTCGAAGCCCAAATGCACGGTGGCGGCCACGAACGCGGCTTCCGCAGCGGCACATTACCGACCCACCAAATCGTCGGTATGGGCGAAGCCTTCCGCATCGCCAAAGAAGAACTCGAACAAGATATGGCGCACTACCGCAAACTGCGCGACATCTTCCTCAAAGGCATCGAAGGCATCGAAGAAGTCTATATCAACGGCGACCTCGAACACCGCGCCCCGAACAACCTGAACGTCAGCTTCAACTTCGTCGAAGGCGAAAGCCTGATTATGGCAGTGAAAGAACTCGCCGTATCCAGCGGCTCCGCCTGCACCTCCGCCTCGCTCGAACCCAGCTACGTCCTGCGCGCATTGGGCAGAAATGACGAATTGGCGCACTCGTCCCTGCGCATCACCTTCGGTCGCATGACCACTGAAGAAGAAGTGCAATTTGCCGCCGAACTGATTAAATCCAAAATCGGCAAACTGCGCGAACTGTCGCCGTTGTGGGAAATGTTCAAAGACGGGATTGATTTGAACTCGATTGAATGGGCGGCGCATTAAAGCGTACCAACATGCCATCCGAACCTTCAGACGGCATTCCAAAAACAAAGCAATCAAGAGAAAAATATGAACGAACAAGATTTAGATTTGGACAACCTCGACAACCTGCTTGACGATTTCGACGGCGTTACCGTGGAAGGCGGCGTCGATTCGGAAAACGACGACGGCTGTGAAGGCGGAGCGTGCAAAATCTAACTCAGGCCGTCTGAAAACCGGCAAACAAACCACTTAAATCATCAAAACATTAAGGAAACCACATCATGGCATACAGCGATAAAGTAATCGACCACTACGAAAATCCCCGCAACGTCGGTACTTTCGACAAAAACGACGAATCTGTCGGCACCGGCATGGTCGGCGCACCGGCCTGCGGCGACGTGATGCGCCTGCAAATCAAAGTGAACGATGAAGGCATCATCGAAGATGCGAAATTCAAAACTTACGGCTGCGGTTCCGCCATCGCTTCGTCCAGCCTGATTACCGAGTGGGTCAAAGGCAAAAGTCTGGATGACGCGCTGGCAATCAAAAACAGCGAAATCGCCGAAGAGTTGGAATTGCCGCCGGTAAAAATCCACTGCTCCATCTTGGCTGAAGATGCGGTAAAAGCGGCCGTTGCCGACTACCGCAAACGTCAGGAAAACAGATAAAGCCTTTCAGACGGCATCGTCCCGCAATGCCGTCCGAACCACCCGCCGCTTCAGGTCCGTCCGGGGCGGTACAACAAGGAAGAAATATGATTACCCTTACCGAGAATGCCGCAAAACACATCAATGACTATCTCGCCAAACGCGGCAAAGGCTTGGGCGTACGCTTGGGTGTGAAAACCAGCGGCTGCTCGGGGATGGCGTACAACCTTGAATTTGTCGATGAAGCCGATGGCGACGACCTGATTTTCGAAGGACACGGCGCGCGCATTTATATCGATCCGAAAAGCCTGGTTTATCTGGACGGCACGCAAGTCGATTACACCAAAGAAGGTTTGCAGGAAGGTTTCAAATTTGAAAACCCCAATGTCAAAGACTCCTGCGGCTGCGGCGAAAGCTTCCACGTTTAAGGCATAAAAACGGCGGGACAGTATCAAAACCGTCCCGCCATTTTTTCGCTTCCTGCCTGTTGTAGCTGCCTTTGCCTTTCCTTTTCCGTTCCACCTTGTGCCGGAACAAATCGGATTTCACTAAGGCTTTTAAAGCATTGTCGCGTATTTTGCCTTTATTGTGCTGCACTTTGCCGCCCATATTCAGTCCTTTCGTTTAAGAAGCTGCAGATTATAAGGCAAAAACAGTTTTCTGCCAAAATCTTACATTTATCATTCTACTATGTCCCAATATTTCACCCTCTTCCGGATTGAACCCGCTTTCGATATCGACACCGAAAACTTGGAACAAACCTACCGCGCCTTGGCCGCCCGTTTCCATCCCGATAAATTCGCTTCAGCTTCCGCCTTTGAGCAAAAGCAGGCAGTGATGATGTCTTCCACCATCAACGATGCCTACCGCACCTTGAAAAACCCCATCGACCGCGCCGCCTACCTGCTGAAAACATCGGGCATCGATGCCGACGCGCCGGAGCATACCGCTTTCGCCCCCGAATTCCTTATGCAGCAAATGGAATGGCGCGAAACGCTGATGGAGGCACGGGCAGGCAACGACCTTGAATCCTTGAAAAATCTCGACAACGAAATCCGCGACGAACAAGAAAAACTGTTCTGCGGTCTGAAACAGTCGTTTGCCCGACAAGATTACGACACAGCCGCACAACAAGTCCGCCAAGGCAGGTTTCTCGACAAACTCCGCAACGAAATTTCCTCGGCATTATAATCCGCACCGTGTTTCAGACGGCGTAACCGCCGCACCGTTCCGCGTCAAAATATGCTAAAATAAGCAACAATTTTTTGCCATACGAAACATTGAAACCATGACCGACGCAACCATCCGCCACGACCACAAATTCGCCCTCGAAACCCTGCCGGTAAGCCTTGAAGACGAAATGCGCAAAAGCTATCTCGACTACGCCATGAGCGTCATTGTCGGGCGCGCGCTGCCGGACGTTCGCGACGGTCTCAAGCCGGTACACCGCCGCGTACTGTACGCGATGCACGAATTGAAAAACAACTGGAATGCCGCCTACAAAAAATCGGCGCGCATTGTCGGCGACGTCATCGGTAAATACCACCCCCACGGCGATACCGCCGTATACGACACCATCGTCCGTATGGCGCAAAATTTCGCTATGCGTTATGTGCTGATAGACGGACAGGGCAACTTCGGATCGGTGGACGGGCTTGCCGCCGCAGCCATGCGCTACACCGAAATCCGCATGGCGAAAATTTCCCACGAAATGCTGGCAGACATTGAGGAAGAAACCGTCAATTTCGGCCCGAACTACGACGGTAGCGAACACGAGCCGCTTGTACTGCCGACCCGTTTCCCCACACTGCTCGTCAACGGCTCGTCCGGCATCGCCGTCGGCATGGCGACCAATATCCCGCCGCACAACCTTTCCGATACCGTCAATGCCTGCCTGCGCCTGCTCGATGCACCCGACACCGAAATCGACGAACTGATCGACATTATCCAAGCCCCCGACTTCCCGACCGGGGCAACCATCTACGGCTTGAGCGGCGTGCGCGAAGGCTATAAAACAGGCCGCGGCCGCGTCGTTATGCGCGGTAAGACCCATATCGAACCCATAGGCAGAAACGGCGAACGCGAAGCCATCGTTATCGACGAAATCCCCTATCAGGTCAACAAAGCCAAGCTGGTCGAGAAAATCGGCGATTTGGTTCGGGAAAAAACACTGGAAGGCATTTCCGAGCTCCGCGACGAATCCGACAAATCCGGTATGCGCGTCGTTATCGAGCTGAAACGCAACGAAAATGCCGAAGTCGTCTTAAACCAACTCTACAAACTGACTCCGCTGCAAGACAGTTTCGGCATCAATATGGTGGTTTTGGTCGACGGACAACCGCGCCTGTTGAACCTGAAACAGATTCTCTCCGAATTCCTGCGCCACCGCCGCGAAGTCGTTACCCGACGTACGCTTTTCCGGCTGAAGAAGGCACGCCATGAAGGGCATATTGCCGAAGGCAAAGCGGTCGCACTGTCCAATATCGATGAAATCATCAAGCTCATCAAAGAATCGCCCAACGCAGCCGAGGCCAAAGACAAACTGCTTGCGCACCCTTGGCGCAGCAGCCTCGTTGAAGAAATGCTGACGCGTTCCGGTCTGGATTTGGAAATGATGCGTCCGGAAGGATTGGCTGCAAACATCGGCTTGAAAGAGCAAGGTTATTACCTGAGCGAGATTCAGGCAGATGCTATTTTACGCATGAGCCTGCGAAACCTGACCGGCCTCGATCAAGAAGAAATTGTCGAAAGCTACAAAAACCTGATGGGTAAAATCATCGACTTTGTGGATATCCTCTCCAAACCCGAACGCATTACCCAAATCATCCGCGACGAACTGGAAGAAATCAAAACCAACTATGGCGACGAACGCCGCAGCGAAATCAACCCGTTCGGTGGCGACATTGCCGATGAAGACCTGATTCCGCAACGCGAAATGGTCGTTACCCTGACACATGGCGGCTATATCAAAACCCAGCCGACCACCGACTATCAGGCGCAGCGTCGCGGCGGGCGCGGCAAACAGGCGGCTGCCACCAAAGACGAAGACTTTATCGAAACCCTGTTTGTTGCCAACACGCATGATTATTTGATGTGCTTTACCAATTTGGGCAAGTGTCATTGGATTAAGGTTTACAAACTGCCCGAAGGCGGACGCAACAGCCGCGGCCGTCCGATTAACAACGTCATCCAGTTGGAAGAAGGCGAAAAAGTCAGCGCGATTCTGGCAGTACGCGAGTTCCCCGAAGACCAATACGTCTTCTTCGCCACCGCGCAGGGAATGGTGAAAAAAGTCCAACTTTCCGCCTTTAAAAACGTCCGCGCCCAAGGCATTAAAGCCATCGCGCTCAAAGAAGGCGACTACCTCGTCGGCGCTGCGCAAACAGGCGGTGCGGACGACATCATGCTGTTCTCCAACTTAGGTAAAGCCATCCGCTTCAACGAATACTGGGAAAAATCCGGCAACGACGAAGCGGAAGATGCCGACATCGAAACCGAAATTTCAGACGGCATCGAAGATGAAACCGCCGACAGCGAAAACGCACTGCCGAGCGGCAAACACGGTGTTCGCCCGTCCGGTCGCGGCAGCGGCGGTTTGCGCGGTATGCGCCTGCCTGCCGACGGCAAAATCGTCAGCCTGATTACCTTCGCCCCTGAAACCGAAGAAAGCGGTTTGCAAGTTTTAACCGCCACCGCCAACGGATACGGAAAACGCACCCCGATTGCCGATTACAGCCGCAAAAACAAAGGCGGGCAAGGCAATATTGCCATTAACACCGGCGAGCGAAACGGCGATTTGGTCGCCGCAACCTTGGTCGGCGAAACCGACGATTTGATGCTGATTACCAGCGGCGGCGTACTTATCCGCACCAAAGTCGAACAAATCCGCGAAACCGGCCGCGCCGCAGCAGGCGTGAAACTGATTAACTTGGACGAAGGCGAAACCTTGGTATCGCTGGAACGTGTTGCCGAAGACGAATCCGAACTCTCCGACGCTTCTGTAATTTCCAATGTAACCGAACCGGAAGTCGAGAACTGAAAATCATCTCCCGATGCCGTCTGAAGATTCAGACGGCATTTATTTTATCCCTCATCCGTCATCCAGCTTCTCACAATATAGCGGATTATAGTCAATTAAAAACAAGGGGCTGTCCTAGATAACTAGGGAAATTCAAATTAAGTTAGAGTTGCCCCTATGAGAAAAAGTCGTCTAAGCCGGTATAAACAAATAAACTCATTGAACTGTTTGTCGCAGGTGTAACTGCAAGAACGACAGCAGAGTTAGTAGGCGTTAATAAAAGTACCGCAGCCTATTATTTTCATCGTTTACGATTACTTATTTATCAAAACAGTCCGCATTTGGAAATGTTTGATGGCGAAGTAGAAGCAGATGAAAGTTATTTTGCTGAACGACAAAACCATATCAATGGAATTGGGAACTTTTGGAACCGGGCAAAACGTCATTTACGCAAGTTTGACGGCATTCCCAAAGCGCAT